TGCATCGTCAGTGTAGAAACGACGCATTGAGTCAAGAGCCTGAACACCTACGATGTCTTCAATGAAGCGTGAGTATTCAAAGTGCTTGTCAATGCTGATCTGTACTTCTGATTCAGTGTCAGCTTGAATGGTGACTGCAGTGTTCGCCGCCTTAGCTGTGGCAGTACCACGAGTAGGCTTAGGAATATGCAGAGTGTCACCCTTCTTACCAACCATGCTCATCTTGTTGACGAGGTTAGCGAGAACGAGGTTCTTCTTGTATGCGGCTACAATTTCATCAGACCAGAGTTCTGGGATGAACGTAGCGGCGGCGGTGGTATTAACAATGGAGGAGGCTCCTCCGGGATATGCGACTTTAGCCATGATAATCTCCTATAAAGCTATCGTACACGACCCTCAGCGTATGCAGTGCGAATCTCTTCCGCTAATGACATATACCTGTCAGGGTCAGTTTGCATGAGTTTTATGATGTCAGCACGGCGATATACTTTACGAGATGGAGCTTCTGCGCTTCCCTTAGTGTTCCCTGTAGATGCAGATTTAACCTGTTGCTTACGAGCGTTCTTCTCTGTTTCTACTGTAGTGTTCATCAGTTCCTGACGTTCTTTCCACAATGTAAACAGTTCGTCTGCGGCATCGTAATTATACTGCTGATCTGCTTGTTGCAATAAATTAGTTCGCACCTTAGACTTTCCTACCCAATCCATAAACTTTTGGTCTTGGATAATGTTTTCAAAGTCTGGGTGTTGCGACTTCAATCGTGCCAGAGCTTCAGACTGTTTTAACTGTGCTGTTACAGCTTCAGCTTGTTTGAGCTTTGGATGATTGTTAATTGCATATTCTACAGCTTTCTGAGGGTCTTCAAAGAAGTCTATCTCTTGTGCCGTACTAGCGTGGGCTTGTTCTTTTTCTGCCAGTTGTGTTTTGACAAAGTCATCAACGATTCGTCTAAGCTCTCCAACTTCACTACTTTGGCGACCTAGGAGCTTTTCAGCTTCTTGGTGCATTCGGACAATATCTTTAATGTCCTTGCCCTGATACTTATCAGGAATACCATCGTCTTCGTCGTCTGTTGGTGTTTCTTGAGTAGGTTGCTCTTGTTGAGTCTCCTCAAGGTTTGCGAGTTCTTCGTCCTCGTTTAGTTCTTCGTCTTCACGCTGATCTATAAATGTTGCCATTATCATATACTCCGTGCCGTAGCATTATGGAAGTGTTATTTATTAGCGGCTCTCTCGTGATCTCTTGCCCACTTATCATCAGCATCGGGCCATCCGAAACCGTTGAACTTCGTAGAGATTGGAGAGATTATCCGCTGTGCGGTGTTGCCACATTCCAGACAAGTAGTGAAAACATCAGTGCTATCCACCCATTGTTCTTCAATGTGATTGCATTCGGTGCATTTAAAGTCGTACCTACGAATCATCAAATTTTTCCATAATCAAATCGTAGTGAGACTTAATGCCCGTTTCAAATCGTAATACCCGGAAGAGCATAGCCCTTTCTCCTTTGATACGACTTAAATCTGTTTCATCCTTGATGTGTTCAATTTTATATCCATCATGGATTTCTTTAGTTTCTTCTATGAACTGTTTCCAACCATCGGAAGCAAACAATTCAAAATATGTCTCGTAATACTTTTGTGTTTCTTGATCCAAAAGAATTATCCTTAATGGTTCTTTAGATATATTGTACCATACTTTTTAGAAAATGTCAAGCACTTTCTGCAACTTTCTCATTAGCCTTGGTTCTGGGCTTGGGGGATTGCTTGGAGATTTGCTCCTCCAGTTGGTCGATTCGTTTGTTCAGGAAGTCGAACCTGTTGTTGATTTGATCCAATAGTTTCTGCATTTCGGTTGGTGTTAGCATTTGTCACTCCTTGTGATGCTCTCATTTGCATTTCTTTGAGCACTAATTCGGCTGTTTTAGCCCTACGCTCAAATTCTTTATCATCTTCAATGCCCGGTTCTAGGTTAGTAGAAAGAGCTTTGATGCGATCTGTCATAGCTTCATATTCAGCTAATTGTGTTTCTGCACTGTACTTCTCAGCCCGTGCTCGTGATTCAGCCGCTTGTCCTGCAAAAGCATCAATCTGTGCTTGTAACTGTGCCATTTGCATTTGAGCTTGCTGTTGTTGTATTTGTTGTGCTTGTGGGTTAGGCTGTGATGCCTGACGCAATGTCCCAATCAACTCTTCACGATTAGAGATGTTCATGTGGTCAATGATGGCCTCAAGCAACATTGGATACATTGGTGACTGCTTGTCCATTGTTTGCAATAGCTGTACAAGCTGTGTCACTTCGTACTCACGAGCAATAATACCCAGTGAGCTAGAAGGAATAAACTTAAAGTCTTGTACAGGATACAAGTCAGGTGCAAACTGCATATAACGCCACGCACACTTCTCAATCATTGGAATCAAGAAGGAGTCTTGGAAGTTAATCAAAGTACGCTTGTGACGCTTGATAATCGCTCCTAGCGACATTGAAACACCTGCGGCAGTAGCTTCACCATTGATAGAGCCGGGGATACCTGCGGCATCAATAGCACCTGTTGCCATTTGCACCATCTTTTGTAGCTCACCTGCTTGTGCAAACGTAATCTGATTGACTTGTCCAAAGTTGAATGGCTGTAGGATTTCAGCAGGGTTGCCATTGGTAAGGATTGTCTTGCCCGGACGTACCTCCATCTTAGCACCACGAGGAAGCCTAGAAGCGTCTACAGCAAGCATAGGATGCACTGTCAATGCCAAGGCATCAATACGAGCACGTAGTTCTGTGTCAAGAGCTTTCTGACTGTTGTAGCCTTTTTCACAAATGCCCCTACCCCAGAAACGTCCCGGTACAACATCCCAAGGGAACGCAATGACAGGACGATCTTTCATCATGTATGGGTTTTCTTCAATCTTCAGTAGCTGACCGCCATTAGCAATAACACACACAACTTCAGTGTAGCCTTTGGTTTCCTCTTCGTCGTCTTCTACCAAATCAGCAACTTCTTCATCCTCGTCTAGTTCGTTTTGCATTTCTGCTTCAAACAAGTAGGTGGGGATTAGTCCGTAGTATTTTGTTAGACGTACTTTGTCGTCATCGTAGATGGTGAGGTCTTGATCTGGCTCAAGGTCAACATCAGGATAGGTGTTTTCAAGAACGACATCACGGTAGGTTCCGTCTTCAATCAACATCTCTACTTGGTGTCTAGGAACAAACTCATCTACAGCAACACCCAGTGCATCTTCAATGTTTGTTGCAACAGGATCAATCAAGAAGTTTTGTGGGAGGATGGGCTTAATCTTAACGACAAAGCGGTCACGCATCTCAACACCAACAGCTTCCATCGCACCTTCCATAATAGGACGGGTAGCAGGAGCCATCTCTTTCTTTTCTTCAATGACCAGTTCAGCAACACCCGTGCCGAATACAGCAGAGTTGATGAGTGCTTCTGAGACAGCCTTACGGACTTTAGTGATTTTAAAGTCTTCGTCTAGTTGTCTGCGTAAGAATGCAATATCGTTTTTATTTTGATCTTGTAAATCATCACGGATGTCAAAAAACTTACCACGGCCAAACGTAGCCTCTTCAACTTCAGCAACACTGCTCTCAACCGCTTGTTGGAGTGCAGGAGAAATAATTCGTGAACGCTCTGAGTTGCGTAAGGAGTCTGATGGATCCCAGATACCACGCCATAAACGATAGTATTCTTCAAAGTTTTCGGCGTAGTTGGATTCGTAGTGGTCACGCCATTGGTCACATTTTGCCATGATCCACCCGGCAGTGTCAGTCTCGTATAGTCCTTTGTAGTCGTCTTGCATTTTAATATCCTGCGGTTGCATCTAGGATTTCGTAGTCGTCTTCTTCGTAGTCGTAGTAGTACGCTACTTTAGCTAGTTGGTCAATGTAGGCTAGAGCATCGACTAAATCGTCATGCACTAGCGCATTAGGGAATTGAAACAGTTCGTCCATAAACTCCGTGTTCCATTCGCCTTTGTTCAGTGTAATCTGACCGTGCTCAAAGCGTCCTTGAAGAGCCCAGACAATACGATCAGTTTTCTTTTTGTTCCCGTGTGTTAGTTCCTCCACTCTGAAGAACCGTTGCCCTGACTTCATTAAATCGGTAAGGTAAGGCAGTACCGCATTCTTTAGGGCTCCTTTTTCTATACCAACCGCTACAGGACGATAGTGTTCTACAGCGTCGAATATTTTCTTGGCGGTCTTTTTGATGTCCCATCTGCCATGTATAATGTCTGCTATCCACCAACCCTCCGGCCCTGCTTTAACGACTGCTATTGCTGTTTGGTCGAGTCGGGTGTTTTTGGATTTAGTCGCAGATTCAACATTAGCAAAACCCGCAAGGTCGACTGCAATATAATAATCCCCGTCGTCAGGCTCATCATCAGAGAACTGTAGCCAATCTTCTTTAAAGATTTCACTCCCCATTGCTTCAAA